GCACCAAAGTAGTCAGTATATGCGTAAAGTTAGACTATATCTTTATCCGCATCGCAACCCGGAGATTTTGGCTCAGCATGGCTACCCTGATTGCGTGCCGTTTAGCCCGGAGGGTATCGAGCGACATTGCGAGATGGTTGAGCCACAGGACGCCGAGATGTTCTACTGCGGTCAGTTTAATCAAGATACCAAGTGGTTGTTGCACCCTAACCGCTTTGAATACTTAAGGGGCAATGAGGCGCGGCACGTGTTCGACCTAGAGGGCGACCACTCGGCGGACATCCCCGATTGGTTACGCCCTTGCGTCATGACGGCTATGAATGCGCTGCCGCAGCATGGCGAATGGAACGTTATGGTGCGCCCGGCCTGCTCTAAGTTGCTGATGGATATGCTCAAGCGACAAATTGAGTACATCCCCCCGACCAAAGAAGGCTTTTATTTCAGAGGCCAACGCGATCCACACGGGTTAAGAGAGAAAGTTCAGCGGGCATTAAAGTTGGCCGGGGTGCCACACCTGTTTGAGTTTACCGATCAGTGGCATGGTCCTACCGAGGCGACGGATGCCGTGGTGACGGGCTACGAGCAGGAACTAAAGGACTGGTCGTGGATACTCTGCCCAGGCGGAGTGCGGAACATGATGACGACTAGGTTTTACGAAGCTTGCGCCGTGGGACGAGTGCCGTTAGCCATTTCTTATAACATCTGGTTTGAGTATGCTCCTCACTATGAGTGTTCGCCGGACAGCAGCGTGGATGAATTGGCATCGTGGTTCAGGATTATGTCTCGTGATTATTTGACTGACAGGAACGAGGCGTCTAAGCGTTATTTTGACTTGTTTGTACGTGCTTACTTTAAGGATCCCACAGCGTATTTTTTGGGCTGGATGAAACGTAAGGGACTGATAAAGTGGACGTAGTCTTAGTCAATCCTGGCGGACAGCCAGAGATATTCCAGTCGTTGTCAGCGGGCGGGTTGACCGCTTTGGAGCCGCCTATCTGGTGTCGCTTGCTCGCGTCGTATCTGATTAACAAGGGGATATCTTGTGAGATTGTAGACACCGAGGTCTCTGGCATGTCGCCCAGCGTAGCGGCTACGGCTGTTGGCTTGTTTGATCCCAAGTTAATAGTCGTCGTTGTTCACGGTCATCAGCCGAGTGCGTCTACTCAAAAGATGCCAGCTGCGGTAACGCTGGTCAAGGCGATTAAGCGAGAGGTGAAGGATGTCCCCGTGTTGATAGTCGGAGGCCACCCTGCTGCTCTACCTGAGCAAACGTTGAAGGAGACTGGAGCCGACTATGTCTGTACGGGAGAGGGTTTTATAGCTATCGAGCGGCTCGCGCATGGCGCGCATCCTTGGGGCGTGATAGGGGGTGACGGTTATCATACGCCATCAGCGCCTAACGTGTCAGACTTAGATCACGAAGTCCCAGGCGGTTGCTGGGATTTATTGCCAATGAGTGGTTATAGGTCGTATGCTCACCACGCTTGGTCGAATAATTTTGAACGGCAACCTTATGCGAGCATCTATACTAGCCTGGGGTGCCCGTGGCGCTGCTCATTTTGCATGATCCAGTCGCCGTTTAGGCGCGGTGACGAGCAGGCATTAAAAGGTAAGGCTAACAGTTACCGTATGTGGTCAGCGGATCATGTCTTGCGAGAGGTCGAGACGCTGGTAGAGCGCTATAACGTAGTTAATATCCGCATAGATGATGAGATGTTTGTGCTTAATGAGTCGCATGTGTTTTCTATCTGCGACAAGATCACGGAGCGGTATGGCGATCGGCTCAACTTTTGGTGCTATGGGCGAGTGGATTGTACTAGGCCAAAGTTTTTATACAGGTTGCGGCGGGCCGGGTTTAAGTGGTTGTGCCTCGGCATCGAGAGCGTAAGCGACGAGGTGCGCGATGGCATAGACAAGAGCCAGTACGGCGCTACGGATATTATTAAGACTGTTAGGCAGGTGCAGCAAGCAGGCATCAACGTGATTGGTAACTATATGTTTGGGTTGCCTAAGGACACGTTGCGGTCGATGGAGAACACGCTTCAATTAGCGTTAGAGCTAAAAACGGAGTACGTGAACTTTTACGCCACGGTGGCTTACCCAGGTAGCGCGTTGTGGGACGAGAAGATCATGGCCGGGTGGCAGCCGCCACAGAATTGGTTGGCGTGGAGTTTTCATTCTAAGGAGCACACGCCGTTAGGGACCGAGACGCTGTCGCCCGTCGAGGTGTTGAGGTTTAGGGACGAGGCGTTTAAGCGCTACTTTCTAGACGGCGGGTACCGCAATTATGTTTGGCAGAAGTTTGGGCAGCGGGCCATTGAGGAGATAGACGGCATGTTAAGTCATGATTTGAAAAGAGATTTGTTTAGTTGACTCGGTTAGGAGCTTATGCACTACGCAGAAACAAAATACGGCCTCGATTGGGGTTCGGCAAAAATCACACGATGCTTCTCGGACTCCAAGAAGGGATGGGTGACTCTGCTGCTCGAAACCCCGAAGCACAAAGAGGGCAAGTCGCTGCAAATCTACGTGACGAAATCCGGCAAGGTTCGGATTCACGACGCACACGGCGAATGGAAAGCGCCGAAGGCGTCCGAGTTGAGGCACAATTATGCGAGGTGATAAATGAAAGAGATATACGAAGACCCGAAAACCGGGCGATACAAGTGGCGCGAGAAACAATCTGAGAGCGAGCCTCCGGTTCGTGTCCAGCGCCTTGTTAGTCGTCGTCGTAAAAACCAAATCGTGATGGTGCTGGCCGCTCTAATGCTCGGAATAATCGGAGCATTACAAGGATGGAAGATGGTGCTCATCACAGTCGGACTGGCCGTGCTGCTCCTGTGTTTTTGGGGCTTCCTCGGCTGGTATCACCAAGACGACTAACGCCAAGGCTGAGTAGCGCGAAGCGGCTATCTCAAGCCGTGGTATTGATAAGCAACGATGAACAAGCGCTCTAACGTTGGAACTGTGCGGCGCGAAGCGTCCGCACCAGTGAAAAGTTAGGTTGCGTAACGAACAGGAGAAAATATGGAAAATGTTTATTTGTGGCGTGACAAATACGATGCAAACCAGTTTTGGGTTGGCGTGAAGAATAGAAACGGAACTTCTTATTCCGGGTGGTTCGCATGTTTTTGTGATTCGTTTTCCGACTGTTTCGGACGAGACGCATGGGAAGCGGTGAAGGATATAGTGCCAGGAAGTGAACCCGTTCAAGTGCGTCTAACGTTGCATCTGAAATGAACAATAAGCAACCTAACGCTTCGGTTCAGGCGGCGGAGAGAAAGCTATGAGTTCAGAGACGACGTTGATCCGCTCGCCTGCAACCGATTGTTATGCGGCGTTTCGTTGTGTGGTGGCTGATCCACCGTGGACACCATCACTGCACCGGAACACAGTAGGGAGACGGGAGCCGAAGAACGGATACCGAGCAGGGCCACAGAAGTATTACCGGACGCTGACCTTGCCGGAGATTTGTGAGTTGCAGCCAGTGACGGCAGACAAGTGCCATTTGTGGTTGTGGGTTCTGAGCCAGCACGTTGATTGGGGCTACGCGGTCGCAAGAGCCTGGGGCTTTGAACCGCAGCAGATGTTGACGTGGGCCAAGCCGACGTTGGGGACAGGACAGTTTCAGTGCAACACGGAACACGTCTTGATGTGCCGCAAGGGCGGGCCGGTGGATAATGCATTTGGGATGACTTGTGGCACATGGTTTGAGTGGCCGAGACGGGAGCACAGCGAGAAACCAGCGGAGTTCTTTTCGTTGGTTGAGCGGGTGAGTCCGGGGCCACGGTTGGAGATGTTTGCGAGGACGCGACGACAAGGCTGGGAGTCATGGGGCGACCAGATCGAAGCCGCATAACGTGGAGCTAACCGGCGAGCCACGCAGTGGCGAGTCCAGTGAGCGAAGCGAACGAGGTTGAGCGTATGGTTAGAGGGCAGAACTATGGGCAGCACGGCATGTAGGGCGGCAGGGCTAACGGGGCGTGACAACCCTGAAACGCTCTCGCCTACCCGAAACGCAACTAGCTCCGGCAGGCGGCGAAGCGCGAGGGTTTGCGTCACGGCGATGACACGCGCAGAGCTTGGCCGAAAGGTGGGTAGAACCGAAGTTAACGCCACCCCCGGAGTAAACCTTCGGCTGCTGTCCATACCTGTGCCCTCTAACGCTGGCGGTGAGGGGCGCGAAGTATGAGCGTACCCTCCACCGCTTTGTTGGCCGGTCTGCATCAGAGCCAGCTTGCCCCGGCTGACAACAAGTTCCACGTCGGCAACGGAGACGACGGCAAGCACTACTGGCTGACGCCGCCGGACCTGTACGCCGCGCTGAACGCGGAGTTCGGACCGTTCGACTTCGATCCATGCCCGTGGCCAAAGCCGGAAGGATTCGACGGCCTAACCTGCGAATGGGGCCAGCGCAACTACGTCAACCCGCCGTTCGGATCCATCATGCACAACGGGAAGAAGAAGGGGCCGACCGCTTGGATGCGGAAGGCGATTGAGGAACAGCGCAAGGGCAAGCTGTCCGTGGTGGTGTACCCGGTGGACAAGTGGGTGCTGATGATGCTGGCCGCAACCGGAGCGGCCAACGTCCGCAACCTGGGCGACGTGCGGTGGATGGCCACCGAGGACGGATCCCAAGGCAAAGGCACCGGGCGGCACATAGCCGCGTTCATTCTGTATCCGGCCAACCATTGATTATACGGATCGGCTTTTGTCGATAATAATATCTGCAAATGCCGCCTGCAAAGGAAATGCCATGATCCGTCGTAATAAATACGGCAACCGTAGAATCGCCTTCGATGGACAAAACTTTGACTCCATGAAGGAGTACCGCAGGTATCAGCAGTTACGATTGTACGAGAAGGCAGCAGAGATTTCTCAGATAGAGATACACCCAAAATTTGCGTTGTGGGTAAATGACAAATTCATTTGCTCTTACATTGCCGATTTCCGCTATTTAGACCACGGCACAGGCCAATGGGTCGTCGAAGACTCCAAGGGCGTGCGAACACCGGTCTATCGATTGAAAAGGAAATTGATGAAGGCGTGCCTGGGAATTGAAATTTTGGAGACGTGAAAATGAAGATCACAAAGGAGGCCGATATCCAGCGAATGATTGTCGAAACGCTGGAAACTCTCGCCGAGCAAAACAAGCTGCGCTATGTCAGTCATCCCCCAATGCGCACCATCATTGTGTTTTTGCCCCACGCGGTGTGGGTAATCGAAACCAAATCGCAGAAAGGAAAGTTCGGAGAGCATCAATTACTGTGGCAAAATTGGTTTCTCAACGCAGGAGACGCCGATCTGTATCACTATTCCATGCCGCGCACCGTGAAGGACGCTAACGCGTTAATTGATGCGCTGCTAAAGGAGTCGGGATGAGTGAACCTGACTGGGCCGATAGCCAGGCGGAAGAGTTGTGGATTGTTAATCATCCGTCTAAGGTGCAATTCCAAGTTTTGATAGATGCCATCGCCGCCGCGTTGCGTGAGGAGCGGGAGCAGTGCGCCAAAACCGCAGAAGATCATGAGTGCGTTTCGGTGCGTGCACTGGGTAGCAACTTACCTTGTCACTGTTCATCGTCAATAGCCGACGCCATTCGGCAAGGAAAGAAGGCTCCCCCGATCTTCTCACGCGATGAACTGATTGCCCGCGCAAGAGCTTTCATAGTCGATACCTACGGCCCCGTGCGGGAGTCTAAGGATGAGGATGGCTGGTATGAGAGACTAGGACTGCTGGTGTCATTTGCGCATGATATGACGGAGTTAAACCGAGGTGAATCCGATGTATGATATTATTGTGCGGTTTCCATCGAAGGAACTGGCTGATGAGTGGTGCAGTCATATGAGTGACGGGTGGGGCGAAAACTTTTGCAATTTTAGCTACTGGCGCAAGAAAGAAGGCGCGAGAGATAGCAAGCCGTTTGAAGCGGTCACAAGTTCTGCCCCGGAAGGAACGCCGGTGTTTTTTGTGACTGAGATTTTTGATTAGCGGGTATTGTGAGAAGAATTGAAGGAAGGGGAGGTGATGCCAAGTGGGTTTTTGTACTTGCGACAATCCGGTATATTTGGGAGGCTGTCAGAAACATAATAAATCCGCGTCTTAGCCGGGGGCAGCGCATCCGGCCAAAAACACGCAAAGTTTTAGGTTTATTTTTTGATTGAAAGGTAATATAATAACGGCACGGGGGAGGGAGATAGGGGCAAGTGCTGAAGTGTTGGTGGTGAGGACGCCGTTTAGAGTTTCGTTTTGCGGGGGAGGCACCGACTTCCCAGCTTGGTTTGTCACCAGGCCGGGGGCCGTCGTCTCTGCCGCCATCAATCGTTATTGTTACCTCACGCTCCGTCACCTACCGCCGTTTTTTGACTACGACTCGCGTTTCGTTTGGTCCCGCATAGAGCAGGTCAGTTCTCTCGACGAAGTTTATCACCCCGCCATCAAGGGCTGCCTTAAGTTCTTAGGTTTAGAGAAACCATCTATTCAACTCCACCACGACGCCGACCTACCGGCCCAGTCGGGCACGGGCAGCAGCGCGGCGTTTACCGTCAGCTTACTACACGCATTGTATGCCGAGAGGTGCCGTCTGGTCACGGCGGAACAGCTGGCGATTAACGCCATGCAGGTAGATCAAGACGTAGTGGGCGAGGTTACTGGTTGTCAGGACCACGTGGCGGTGGCCTGCGGGGGCGTCAATCATATCGATTTCGGCCCCGCCAGGCACGACTTCCGGGTAAAGATGCTGCCCGTAGACACTCAGGCGTTGGGGCATCACCTGATGATGTTCCACACCAAACAGTATAGGCAATCTACGGCAAGTGATATAGAGACTATTAAGTGGCAGGGCCGTCCTGACGAGCAGTTGTTGAGGGCGCAGTACGAGCTGACGCCCAGGTGCTTAATGGCCTTGGCCGATGGTGATTATGCTGCGTTGGGCAAGGTGTTGAGCGAGAGTTGGTTGTTGAAGCGGGAGCTGGCCAAGGAGGTCAGCAACTCCCACGTAGACGATTGTTATTGGCGTGCGCTGGACGCCGGGGCCTATGGGGCCAAGCTGTGTGGCGCGGGAGGCGGGGGCATATTGTTGGTGGCCGCCCCGCCCGATAAGCGTGAGCGGTTGAGGCAGGCGCTGGCCGATTGTGTATATGTGCCGTTTGGCGTTGATCACGAGGGCAGCCGCCTGGTCTATCGCGGCGGGCAGGAGCTGGGGTGATGTTGGCTGATACAGACTACTAATTACTATTACCCAGTTGTAAATCAGACCTGGGTTAACCAGGAGAAAGTCTGATACGTATCAGACAGATGTGAATCATGGAACTAAAGCTAAGCGACTTAAAGCAAGACAAAAAGAATGCCCGTAAGCACACTTCTCGCAATATAGGCATGATAGAGGAGTCTTTACGAGCGGTCGGCGCGGCTAGAAGCGGGGTTATAGACGAAAATGGGACTATCTTAGCCGGCAATGGAACCTATGAGGCGCTTACTAATGTCGGAATAGATAAGGTCAAGGTGGTAGAAGCCGATGGTAATGAGTGGGTAGTCGTCAAGCGCAGCGGATTGACCGAGGAGCAAAAGCGCAAACTCGCACTGGCTGACAACCGAGCAAGCGACATAGCCGAATGGGATGCAATAGCACTGTCCGAGTTGGACATTGATTTATCTCCATTCTTTTCTGAGCAGGAACTTAAGGATATTGGTATAACCGTCCCAGACTTCAATGGATTAGACGGAGATTCTCAATCGCGATTAGATCAAAAGAAGCCAGTCGTTTGTCCAGCGTGCGGTCATGAGTTTACGACTTGATTTTTGTAGCTATGATGCCGCAAAGTATGCGGTTGAACACTGGCACTATTCGCGGACAATGCCAGTAGGCAAGATGGTTAAGTTAGGAGTATGGGAGGAATCGGTATTTATTGGCGCAGTGATTTTTGGGCTCGGCGGCGGCAATGCGTGTAACGGCAAGCGTTATGGACTGGCGCGAAATTTTGAAATGGCAGAACTTGTGCGGATCGCACTACGTAAGCATAGGGCTCCGGTGAGTCGAATTATTGCTATAGCGTGCCGGTTGCTTCATCGGCAGTCACCCGGATTGCGTCTAATAATCTCATATGCAGACCCGTCTCAGTCTCATCATGGTGGAGTTTATCAAGCTGCCGGCTGGATTTATACCGGACGCTCCAGCGCAAGTTGGAAGGCGGTATGGCCAGATGGGCGTCAGGCGCACGCTAGAATTGCATATGGTCACGTGCAATTTGGGATAAAGAAAACTGTAGACATTTCAAATGCTAAGAAAGTTTTAGTCCCCGGCAAGCACCGTTATTTGTACCCCTTGAATGACGAAATAAGGCAGCGAATCTTGCCGCTAGCCAAGCCATATCCCAAGCGCGCTGCAAGTGAAACCATCGACACGCCGATCCACCAGATCGGAGAGGGCGGGGAAGCACCGACCGCAGCGCTCCAACCAATCTGATAAACAATGAAAATTTCAACTAAGAACATTGATACCAAGTCTCCCCCCGGGCGAAAGCTATTCACTGGCCGTTGGCAAAAGGGCGAGAGCGGCAATCCTAAAGGCCGTCCCAAAAAGGAAGTCACTATCCGTAGTTGGCTCAAGGAGATGGAAGAAGAGTCCCCACCGATAAACCCGCAGACATTAGCTAAGCTCAAGGCGAGCGGACTGGATACCGACCATCCGACACGAGCCCAGTTGTTAGCCACTGTCATGTGGAATAGGGCACTCGGCGGGGATAGGGACGCCATGCGGATGGTGCTTGAATATACCGTAGGCAAGCCCGTGTCCTTGGCCGATATGCCGACTATTCAGATTGCCAATGTGGTATCGACAGGCGGCAATAATCAACAAGTTGAGAAGGCGGACCCTTATGTCCAGGTAGTCGGACTGGTGCGTAACCTTGTAACTGCGGGCATTATTCCGGCAGAAGTCTTATCTCGATTCGTCAAAGGCGCGGATGACATAGAGGTGGAACCGCAGTGAACGCACCGGCCCTAAAATCGCAACCGATAGGGGTTGATGAAATAGACTGGGATGCCTTTGAGCATCATCTCCGTCAACGGTACAGCCCTAGTCGGGTCAAACGCGACCTTGTAGACAACCTAGTTCCGATCACACCGGGAGCAGATTCACCGCACGATTTTTTCTCTGGTCTTAACTGGATAGACGGGACCCCGCTACCTAAAGTTATTGAACCCTATCGCATGCGGATTTTTAACGAGACACTATACAGCGTTGATGGTACGGGCCGGCAACGATACAACCTAGTGCTCTGCGGTAGGGCAAAAAAGAATTGGAAATCTACCGACCTAGTGCTTGCGGCCATGTATAAGCTGTTAGCCTATGAATCGAAATGGGGCAATCAGGTTTATATTTTAGCTAATGACGGAGAGCAGGCGGGGGACGATCTTGAGATAGCGCGAAAGTTTATCGAGGTTAACCCGGATATCGCGGCTCAAGTAAGTGTTCTTAAACATAAGATACAAAGGGTTGATGGCAAGGGTTTTATGGAAATCCTACCGGCCAAGGACGTTGCTGGAGCGCACGGAAAAACTTATTGCTTTTGCGGCTTTGACGAAATCCACGGCTATAAGAATTGGGATTTACTTGAAGCCATGCAGCTCGATCCGACTAGGCCCGACACGATGCAATGGCTCACGTCCTACGCAAGCATTCATCACAAGCCCGGAGTGCCACTTTTTGATTTGTTTGCCAAGGGGAAGAAGGCAGAAGATTCGCGGATGTTTTTTTCTTGGTATGCGGCAGACTATACCACCGACCCTACAGTGGAGAGTTTACCCGGAGAGCTAAAAGCTAACCCAAGTTGCGGACTGTGGTCGGATGCCGACTACTTAGAGCAACAGAAGCGCAGGCTCCCTGCCCACAAGTATCGGCGCCTGCATCTTAACCTCCCTGGCCTACCAGAGGGTGCTGCCTATAACGCCGATGTCATCATGAGCAGCATTGCTACGGGGACGAGTTTCAGAGCCTTCGATCCCAATATCAAGTATCAGGCGTTTGTCGATATGTCCGGTGGCTCCAATGATGACGCTACTCTGGCTATTGCTCACAAGGATTATTCGGGTCGATCAATCATTGACGTGTGTGTAAACCAGGGGCAGCCGCCACCATTCGACCCTCGCATGGCCGTTGAGCGGTTTGTCAGACTACTCAGGGAATATCAGTGCATGTCCGTAACAGGTGACAAGTTTGCCGGCGAGACATTTATTAACGACTTTGGTAGGCATGGTATCGGCTATCATGTTTCAGAACTCAGCAAGCACGAACTCTATGAGTCCTTTGAACCGTGGTTAAATAGCGATAAGGTTGTGTTGCTCGATAATTCCGAATGTGAAAGCCAGCTTCTTGGTCTTATGTGGCGGGGAAACAAGATAGACCACAATCCAAGCGAACACGACGACTTCGCCAACTCGGTTGTCGGGGTGACGTATAGACTGCTTAACGGTAGTGGAGGTTTCCGCATTGGTGATATTCAATTGGTCGGCGAGCGGCTACAACTAGATTGGTGAGCGGATTTTATTATGAATCCGAGTGTTCCATGCCCGTCATGCGAAGTGGAATTAAGCTTTCAAGTATCCGGGGATGCAAAGCGCATGACTGATTTTGTGCGCGGTCGTACTGCTGGTAAATCGGCCACATTTGGGCCGCTGTGCTGTTCGGATTGCGGCAGCGATTATTTAATTATACTGACCAACGATGAAAGTTCTGGTGTGATTCATGCGACGGCGAATAAAATAGTTGGAGTGTATGCCTAATTTTGGGAACGAGAAGCGGAGGTAATCATGCCTGCATATTGTCCCAGTTGTGGCCTACCCTTAGTGCCGGTGGATTCGGGCACGGAGCTGGTGCCGACGTGTAATAACTGCAACAAGCGGTATTACGAGGGCGGCCTGGGCTGGGTTAAGAAGATGGTAGCTCAGGTAGAAACCAAGGTGGTGAGGGCCGAGAAAGAGGACGAGCCGTGAAGACGTCGTTGATCAAGTTGGCCAGCGGGCTGATGTTGAAGGCGGCGGTTTGCCCTATATGCGGCGGGCGTATTTATCCTATCAAGGCGTTGAAGGCCCACCGCGAGCGCCACATTCAGAACTCCCTGCTCTTAAAGTGGATCAACCGCGAGGCCCCTCATTGGCCCAAGCGGCGGTTTCGTCACACTTGGGATTGGTCTTGTACGGGAGGTGAGCTATGAGGCGGGCTGTGTTGATATTGCTGGCGGGCTTAGCGCTGTTGGGCTGGTCAGTCGCTGACATCAACGCTGCGCAGGCCAAGCGAGGCATTGAGTTGCGGTGGCAGGACAACAGCAATAACGAGGCGCAGTTCAACGTGTGGCGCATAGCCAGCAACAGCTCCTGGTGGTACCTGATCGGCAGGGTAGGGCCTAACGTGACGGTGTATCGTGACACGACGACGCGCAAGGGCCGCTTTTACTGCTACACGGTCACGGCGGCGAACGCCTCGGGAGAGAGTGCCGCTAGCAACGAGAGCTGCGATTATGGGCCATGAGGCATTAGAGTGGCTGGCGGCGTTATTTGTGGTAGCGTTAGCGGTCTTGGTAGCTGTATTGATATTGGCGTTTGTTTATTATGAAAGGGGGGCGGTATGAAACGATTACTATTGGCGGTGATGATGGTGTTGTGCGCAACGGTGGCGCAGGCGCAGACTGAGCAGCTGAGGCTGAACTGGACCGATAACGCTAGCAACGAGGACGGTACCAAGATAGAGCGCGGCTCTACCTCGTCAGGACCATTCTCGCAGATTTTTCTGCTGCAGGGGGCCAACCTGGTGACCTTCACGGATAATAATTTAGCTCCTGCCACGTCGTTTTGCTACCGGGTGAGGGCTTTCAACGCGGGGGGCGACTCGCCGTACTCTAACGTGGCCTGTGCGGTGACGCCCGCTACCATGACGGTAACGGTGAACGGGGCAGGCACGGTAACGTCCAGCCCCGTAGGTATTAGCTGCCCTGGCACCTGTAGCGTTAAGTTTGACGGCAAGTCGACGGTGATGTTGACGGCGGCGGCCGCCGTGGGGTCTACGTTTACGGGATGGGCTGGGGGGTGTACAGGGGCCGCTGCTACCTGTAGCGTGACGATGGATGGCGTGAAGTCGGTAACGGCTACGTTCACGGCCATAGCGGTGCCCGCTGCGCCAAGCAACTTGACCACTACGCCCATCAGCCAATGATTAGCTCGCGACAACTCAAGCTCAAGCGTCTCTTGAAGCTCAAGCATCTCTTTGACGAGACGGTGTTTGTCTGGTGGCTACTGCTGCTGATGTTGGTCGGCGCGTTGTTGGCGATTGTTTTGGCGCTGTCTATAGTCGAGGCGGCTCAAGCTAAAAAGGTCAGAATCAGGGGCAAGGCCGAGGTGATTCACATAGATCGGTTGGGGAACCAGAGCGAGTTCCGCTACTTCGTACACGATCAGGGCAAGCGGCGTGAATTGAAGTTTAAGAAAGAGCCCAATTTCAAGACCGACGACGAGATAGATGTTGAGGGCGAGGAAAACGCCGACGGTAGCGTCAACGTGGAGACGGCCTTTTTAACTAGCGTGTTACCTAATGTTCTTGGCGAGCAACGGACCATCGTCATCATGGTTAATTTTACCGACAACACCGGGCAGCCGCTCACCGCAGCAGGTATCAAGACCGTGTTTGGGCGCGTTAGCCAGTTTAAGCGCGAGAACTCATTCAACCAGACTTGGTTGGCCAGCGGGGTTGGCGTGGCCGATACGGTGGACGTGTTTGGCTGGTTTACCTTGAGCTTGGCTGCGGCGGCTTGCTCTAATAATTATTTCGCGATGGCGGAAGAGGCCGACAAGCTAGCCGCGACGGCCGGGGCGGTGTTAAGCCAGTACCGGCGCAAGGTGTATGTGTTTCCTACTTCTAGCTGTGGTTATTCGGGCATGGGAACGGTGGGAGGTTCTCCCTCAAGGGCCTGGCTGAACGGTAGCGGCGGTGCTGATTTTGGCACTACCAGTCACGAGCTGGGTCATAACCTTGGGTTGTTTCACTCGCGGTCTTTATGCTCGCCTAACTGTTCTTCCTCTGAGTACGGGGACGTTTATGACGTGATGGGCAACTCTAACGGCGGCGGCCACTTTAATCCGTACCAAAAAGAGCGGTTGGGGTGGTTGGACTACGGCCAAAACCCGCCCATCACTATGGTAACTGCTGACGGGCGTTACCGAGTGGGTAATTACGAGAGCAACGTCAACGAACCTAAGGCGCTTAAGATATTCAAGGACGTCAGCCCCGTGAGCGGCTTAAGGCGCTTTTTTTATATCCATAAGCTCAGCTCGTCTCAGTTTTACTCCGGCATCGGAAACGCCGTGGTGGTCCACGTGGGGGAGGAAAATTCGGCGAGGGAGATCTACCTGTGGGACCTGGATCAGCAGAGCACCAATACCGATTGGGTGCTGAACGTGGGGCAGACGTACAGCGAGAGCGGTGCGAGCTTCACGTTGGTTAACCAGCAGGCTGATTTTATCGAGGTCGACGTGTCGTTGAGCGGAATGGCTGTTCCGCCTGCGCCGACCAGCTTAGTGGTGCGGTGAGTTATGGGCTTTATAGGGCCAAAGAGCAGGCTTCACTTATCGCCTAAGCAGCTGAGGGAGCTGTGGCAGCTAAAGCATACCTTGTCGTTGGTTAGCTTAGAGGATAGCGAGATGACGGTAGAAAAATTGACGCGATGGGTAGCTATCGTCAAGGTGACCACTGAGAAGCTGCAAGCGATATTGTACGATATCCCCAACAGCTCCAAGTACAACCCTTACAGGGAAGATTGCGTGGTGGTGGGTGATAACGAGGACATAGGGGCGTTGAAATGAGTGGTATACTGATGGCGCCAAAAGCCAAGTTAGAGATCGCCGAGCAGGTACAGGAGCAGGTGAGGCGGTTTAAGCAAAAACAGCAGAAATATGCTTCCGCCGTGTCTACGACTACTCCTCAAGAGCGGGCCGAGGCCTTTGTGCGGGCTTGGCAGACGTCGGCCTCGGTAGACGAGGTTAGTAGGAAGCTCCAACTCAAGTTGCAATCTTGCAGGACCACGGCGGGTAAGCTCCGTCGCAGGGGCGTCAAGCTGAAGAAGATGCCAATCATCCCTGAGTGGGACGTGGCGGCGCTGAATAGGATAATCGATGACCTGGAGTGCGACCAGGTCAGGAAAGAGATTGAAGCAGGCTAAAGATTTATGCCTATTATAGAACACTTATTGAGACTCGCTGGGTACGCTAAGACGCCCTCAGCCAACAGGCAGGTGGCAGTTGCCGATCCAGGTAAGAGCCAAGAGCCGCCTACTATAAGTTCGGCGGGTAGCTTTTTTGGCTTCTACGGCAGGCCACATCTCGGCTCGGCTTTTTTACCCACCCCGTATAATCCTGATACGCTTGTTCAGCGTAAGGGGCTGAAGACCTACCGCACCATGCTCACCGACGAGCAGGTGAAGGCGGCGCTATTGGCCAAGAAGTACGCCGTGCTCAGTAACGGGTACGAGATACAGCTGGCGCAGCTGCCCGAGAGCAAGACGCAGCCGGGGCAGCCGCCAGCTAAGCCCGGCGAGAAGAAGCCGCCGTTTGGCCAACCGTTATCTGAAGAAAGCGAAGAGGCAAACGGCGAGGAGGCTGGCAACGAGGATGAGTTGTTCTCCCGTCGTTATCTGTCCCCTGGTCAAAACGGCAATGGTAATAAGGTGAGTAATGGGCGTGACCTCGGAGGCAACGGCTTTAACGCCGAGCCGCCGTTCAACGGGGCAAGCGGCGAGGGCGAGCAGTTTCTAGGGGGCAACGGAGCAGAGGAGCCGGTTGAGGAAGAGGAGGAGCCGCGTGATCCCTTGTTGGAGGCCGCCGAGGAGCACAAGGAATTTATCGAGTTCGTGTTTGAGGAGATGAAGGGCAGCTTTAACAGCAAGCTGTTGAACATCATGTCGGCGGTGGAGTTCGGCTACTCAGTCAGCGAGAAGGTTCTGCAGAAGATCGACTTTGGGGACTTTGAGGGCAAGTGGGGGCTGCAGGACATCTTGACGCGCCCGCCCGAGGACATCGAGTTTCAAATAGACGCCTACGGGCGATTAACTCCCAATGGCGTGATGCAGTTTGGCGATTACCTACCGGCTGACAAGTTTGTTATTTACTCCCATGCGCAGCAGTTTGGTAACCTATATGGCAACAGCGACTTGCGAGCGGCTTATAGATGCTACAGCGATGATACTGAAATTTTAACCGAATATGGCTGGAAGATGTTGTCTGCGGTGACGATAGAAGATCGAGTTGCGACACTGAATCCGAAAACCGACACGCTAGAATATCAATATCCCAGCAAGCTGTATGCATATAGACATCAAGGCAAGATGTTTCATCAGGGCGGTCGATTTATCGATTTTTTAGTTACGCCCAATCATGAAATGTGGGCTAAGGGAGAAAATGAATCGAAATTCAGAACAATTCCGGTTCAAGATCTGCCGAGGCATGCCAACTATAAACGCAATGCTAGATGGATTGGCGTAGAACCGTCAACGTTCGATTTGCCTGATTTTTTCGTTGACCAGATTGTAGCTAATCAATTTGGCCGATATAGAGAACGTAGAAATTATCAATCGATGCGTCATATTCCGATAGAATCGTGGCTGAGTTTCTTTGGAGTATGGTTAGCAGAGGGCCATACTTGGCAACGTAAGGATGGTAACAAGCAGCGCATCGTGGGTATTACGCAAAATCCCGGTCCCAAATTAGAGTTGATAAAGAAGTGGGTAACCGACTGTGGCTTTGCCTACTACGAACACAAAGGAACAGAGACTCATAAAGCCAGTATTATTGAGATATGCAATGTTCAACTATTCGAGTATTTAAAGAGGTTTGGCGGTTCTTATGATAAGTTTATCCCGCATGAACTTAAGCAGCTATCACCGCGATTGCTACGCATACTTTACGATGCATTGATGCTTGGAGACGGTAGGCACAATAGGGAATATTGTACAGTGTCACGTCGGCTCGCTGATGATGTGGCCGAAATTATTTTCAAGATGGGATATGCTGCTACAATTAGTGTCGAAAAATTAAAACGATTCGGCCCCATCTTTGTAATAGGCAGAAATGAGCGCCGAATTGGCAATACGCGAGTCAATGAACATATAGATAGACGAGAATGGATTGATTATGACGGGATGGTTTATTGCTTAGAAGTGCCCAATCATATTGTCTATGTCCGTCGAGATGGAAAAGCGGCGTGGTCGAGGAATAGCTATTGGGCCAAGGATAACATGCTGAAGCTGATGGCGGTGTCGCTAGAGCGCTATGCCGAGCCGATAGCCGTGGCCACGTACAAGGGCCTGTTGGACGGCGACCAGCGCGACGATTTGCAAGGCTTTTTGAAGAACCTGCAGAGCCGGTCGGGCATCATCTTGCCTGAGTCGGTTGTGTTGGATTTTAAGTCCCCGCCGCCCAGGGCCGCTGAGGCGTTCATCCCGGCCATTAACCTGTATGACCAGCACATCCGCATGGCCATCCTGATGCCAGGTCTGATCGGGCTGAGCGGTGAGCAGACCACTGGTAGCTTTGCGCGGGCCGTCAAGGAGTTTGACGTCTTCTTGTGGATACTTGGCCATCTGCGCAAGGACATAGAGACCGTCGTCAACGAGCAGATCATTAAGCCGCTGATCGATATGAACTACGAGGTCGAGCATGGGCAATACCCCAAGTTCAAGTTCAAGGAGATCACCGAGGAGGCGCGGCGAGCGCAGTTCGAGTTGTTTATAACGGGCTTAGGCAGCGGGGCCTTGACCAAGGGGCCAGAGGATGAGGACAAGCTGCGAGAGCTGATAGGGTTTGAGCCGCTGCCGGAGGACTTTGAGCCACCAGAGCAGCCTAGTCCGTTCGGTAACCTGCCCTTTGGCGGGCCTCAGCCTCCTGAGCAGCAGCCGCCGCAGTTTGGCGGGCCGCCTAACGGCAATGGTAACGGCGGGTGGCCGCCAGCTGAGGAGGAGCCTGTTGACGAAGACGAGTTCCAGTTCAGCGCTGATCAAGAGGCGCGGCTGGTGGAGTTCGTGAACAAGATGAGGAGTAAGACGGTATAGGCCAATGACGCCTAGCTCTTCTAACCGCTTAGAATTCTTAGACAGGCTGATCAAGCTGATGCAGCTGAGGCAGACGGCGGCGCGTCGGTATCACCTGCCGGGTGAACACGAGCAGGAATCGCATGGTGGGGGTGGAGAGCATCAAGAGAAGCCGATTGGTAGCGGCGGCAAGATTCATTTAACCAATGAACAGCTTGATAAGAAATTTGGCAAGCGCGGCACTAAGAATAAAGTTCCACCCGGCACTCAATTCGGTTCGATACTTGCCATTAAATTAAAGTCTGGCGGACTGGTCATGGGCCAAGTGACTCCGCATGAGAATTGGGCAAAAGGTGGGAAAGACACTGGCAAGTTGATATTGACGACCAGCAAAGGCGAGCGTATCGAGATAGACCGCGGCATGAAGTATGTCCCGGCTATAGGTGAAAATGCGGTAGGCGGCTTGTGGCAACACGATCCTGACAAAAAAGGCGGAGATATAGAAAGATCGTGGCGTCTAACTCGCGCTGTTGCTGAACACGCTGAACAAGCCATAGCCAAAGAATATCACCTGCCCGGCCAGCACGAGCAGCAGAGTCATGCAGGCGGTGCATCTGATAATCGTGATCGAGATTCAAAGGATAGATACAACCATGCTGAAGCGGTTGCGACAGACCCTCATGCCATAGCTCATGTAAGTCTTACGCCTGGCCAACGCAAACAACCGTGGCAAATGAGCCAACAAGAATACGAATCGTTGCCGGTCGTATATCGCGGAGGCAAAGTAGGTACTGGCTTCATGTTTGTCACTCAAGATAGGCGGTTAGCGGAAATTCACGGGCAAGGTAGAATCACCGCATTTAAAGTGCTGCCGTCGTCCAAAGTATTCGCCGACCCAGAGATTGAGGGCGAACAGGATAGGGCGTTGAATGGATTGGAATCGTTAAAGATAGCGTCAGCCGTGGTTCACGCCAACGACTTGATTCCTAATTTTAGCTATGGCGCATGGAAGCATGAGAGCGGTAAACGCTATCATCTCCCTGGTGAACACGACCAAGAGGCCCACGGCAACCGAGATGGCGCAAGCGAGGACAAGCCTGGTGGCAAGGCGGATGTGACTCGGACGCCTGAGTTCAAGAAATGGTTTTCTGGGTCAAAAGTTGTTGACGCTAAGGGCGAGCCGCTGGTTGTGTATCATGGGACATTCAGAGGGAACAATTTCGAAGAGTTCAGGTCGACTAAATTCCCAGGTGTCGCCGGTTACTTTTCTACAAGTCCAGAGCTCGCGAGCCTAGCTGCTGAACCGATGTTTAGGAGCGAAGAGGAAAACGCCAACCCGCACGTTATCCCAGCTTATCTCAGTCTCAAGAATCCATTAGACGCTACGAGTCTAGGCGGCGACCCTGGCGGCCACATAAATTCCTACACGTTCAGGGAGATCATTTCTAAGCTAGGGTTAAAGGCGAAGGAGCACGAGATCACCGACGTAGACGAGTTTCGCTGGGAGGGCAGAAAGAACCCAGTATGGTCGGCGCTAGCTACGCCACAATTTATAGAAATTGTTAAGCGCAACGGTTACGACGGGGTTAAATTTCACGATGTGCAATTGCCTGAATATGTCTCAGGACCAACTGTCGAATATGTAGCGTTCGCATCTAACCAAGTCAAATCCAAATTCAATCGCGGAACCTTTGACCCCAAAGACCCCCGCATCAGCTACGACCGTTCATCCAATCAAGTCCATGTTTGCGCTAATGGCAACGGCTACCGCCTGGCCTTGATGGGGTTCGACTTCACCGAACGATCATATCACTTGCCAGGGGAGCATGATCAGGAGAGCCATGCAGGAGATGATAAGCCGAGCAGTCGTATTAGCAAACGGCGCGAGTTTTCAGGCAGTCCTGTTCATACTCGTACCCGTTGGACTAAGCTGGAAACTGGCGAGCGCGGCGAGAGCATAGCGATAAATTACTTACGTAAGCTTGGGTTTAAAGATGCACGCAAGTTCGAGTTTAGCGGGCGCAATAATTTGCCGGTAGATTTAATTCACGATCATGAAATATACGAAGTTAAGGCGGGCATGATTTACAATCAACCCGACGCGCAAAAGTGGCGCTTGACATTAGGGCAACCAGGGAAAAAAGAAACCGAGTGGTTGCATAAAGCGCGAGATTCAGAGCGAGCGGCTTGGAATAAGCGCAAGGCGCAACTAGTTATAAAGCGTAAGCGCGAATTAGTGCAGAAATTGTCCAAAGAGTTAGGTAGGCCGGTTAAGTTAAAGACCCTTACGATGGTCATAAACCCAGATACGCAGCGCGCCGATTTGCACGTATTTGATGGCACGCATCCTATTATCAGGTGGCGGTCGCCAGAAGCGCAAAAGGCGTATGTGGGTACGATTAAATTTTAAAGCAGTATGGATTATCCGCTGAAAGAAGTAGAAGCAGAATTTTTAGCCGCGCTAGATAGTGAAGGCGAGGCATGGTTACGCGAAATGACGGAGCGATTACGCAACGTGCCGAAGAGTCCGCGCTACGCCTACGCGCGCGCCAATGGTAACGGCTACCGCCTGGCCCTGATGGGCTTCGACTTCACCGACCTGCCGCTGCGCCGTAAGCAGTTCGCGGCTTACTTGAGACGTAACGGGGTTGCGCGAGACGTAGCGGAACGGGAAGCGGCGGGGCTTAGGCACTCGTGGGAGTTTGCGGCGTCCACTAGCGGCAAATCCTTCTTTCAGACTCTTCCCGCATGGCGCGGCACATTGGACCTAACCCCCGGCAGCGATGGGCTTAAGCTGTTCGATGAGTACCAGCATGTGAGGGGATACCATTTGCCTGGGGAGCACGATCAGCAGAGCCATGCTGGGGAAGATCAGCGTGTTGATGATGATAAGAACTATTTAGGCGGAGGTTCGCGATTGCCTTCGATGGTTTATCGAGGCGGAAGTAATCAAAATACGTCTGAAAGTTTTCCAGCCGGGGTATATGTTTCAACTAATCGAGATGCGGCTAAGCAATGGGGGCCAGTAGTCGAGCATAAGATAGTGAAACAACCTAGATTACTTGACCTTGGTAACTGGCACAGCCTTGGCGCTAAGAGCATCGTAGCGCGGCTCACTGGCCAAAGACCTGGCGGCATGGATTTTAATGACTATGATCAGGCGGCTGCTGAATTATTTATTCAAATGCCAGACGAGCTGGTACGAGTGCTGCGTAAGAATGGGTTTGATGGCGCGCGGTTCGGTCAAGATGCCTTTTTGATCGGGAAGTTAGATGATTATACTAAGAACGTGAGGCGGCACGAAGCCTATCAGCCGAACGATGACGAGGCGATTAAGGTACATCACCAACGCGAGATGACCAAGGCCGAGCGCCGGTGCGACTTCGCGGCTATTAAGAAGCAGTTCGACGAGGATGCCTTAAAGATAGACTTGGCCATGCGTGAGCCGATCAAGACCGCTCGTGACGCCCTGTTGGCCATGATCCGGCAGTGGGGGCCTAACGAGGTAACGCCTGAGTTCATCCAGTCGGTTAAGTTAACGACGGGGCCGGAGCTGGGGCAGCTGCTGAACGAATACCTGCTAGCTACGTGGCGCAAGAACAGGGACTTGGCGCTGGCTGAGCTGCCTGAGGGAACGCAAGCTAGGTTAGCTGGGATGAGAAAGTACCATCTGCCGGGGCAGCATGATCAGCAAACGCACGCCGGGGATGATGAGGGTAACGGCGGCGAGTATAATCGCGCAGGCAAGGTAGTCAGTGGGCTAAAGGTACGGTCTTTTGTGCCCAATCAAGATTCTATTGCTGCCTCGCTTACTGATTATGAGATTTTGCCGGGTATACGCGAGGTGCCATTGGCGTCGTTTGATCCTCAGTATCAGCCGGTACGCGATGATCGCACAAAAGCATTGGCTGAGCAGATTAAGGCCAGTGGTGAAATTAACCCGTTAATAGTCGCGGTGGATTCTAAGGGGCCTTACATCATCGAGGGCGGTCATCGCTTTGATGCCATGTATTTGTTGGGTGTGAGGTCGTTTCCAGCGATGGTAGTGATTGATAAAGAAGCTGATGTGCCGAGATTTAAATATGCCCATAAGTATCACTTACCTGGCGAGCATGATCAGCAGAGTCATGCCGGAGATAGGGAAGTTGACGATTATAAACGAGAACTGCAGGCTGATGTAGACCAAGCTCCGATAGTTAAACGATTACGCGACGCCATAGTGGCGAAGGAAGATCACGTTTATAGAATAATAACTGGGCGCGAGTATGATAACGCGCTAAAATCTGGCGTCTTGGTGCCTGGGTACGCGGCGGATACCGGCGGGACGGTTAATTTTTCTAAAGAGCCGATTCCATTGTACGGTGGTAGCGCTGTACTGTCTCACGGAATGGTTGTGGAGGTGCCAGAATCGGCTTTTGATTCTCCTAAGATTTATCCAGGGTCTAAGGATTTGTACCTTTCTTCCGCCGTTAATGTGCCGTTAAATAAAGCCTCTCGTGCTTGGGGCATTCAATTTGTCAAAGAAGGCATCAAGGTGGCCTTGCTTGACAGGGTTATAACTAAAAAATATGCCTCTGCTTTCAAGCCCGACGTAGCCGAGCGTTACTTGAAAAACAGAGCGTTAGCTATCCAAGGCATCGTAGACGACGACCTAACCAAGCAGGTCAAGCTAATCCTGTTCAATGCTTTAAAGGCCGGCCGCCACGCGCAAGAGACGATGGGCGAGCTAGCCGAGGCGTTCTTTCCGTGGGTGGGCGATCCCGAAAAGATAGTGCCTAGCGGCGTGACCGGAACGCAAGAGGATATATTACAAGCTTATCGGCTAGAGAACATCGTACGCACTGAGACCAGCACGGCTATGAGCGAGGGCAGGGCAGCCGTGGCCGATGCGGCGGCTGACTACGTGAGAGGCTACGAGTTGTCGGCGATTTTAGACGAAAGGACTTGTTTCAGAAAGGGTGCATTGATAAAACTTGGAAATGGCAAATATGCACCTATCGAAACGATCACTCCCGGCACAACAATTATTTCCGGTGCCGGTCATCAAAAACGAGTCATCGCAGCTTGGCGATATCCAGCAAGGCACTGGCGCAAGATTACAGTCGCCGATGGTAGATCGGTCATCTGTACATACACGCACCCATTCTGGACGCAATCAGGATGGCGCGAAGCCGTGGACTGTACGCCGATTGAAACTCATATCGGAACAGAATCTTGGGAGAGGGTCGAGTTGGAGGGACTGCCTACAATGTGGCCAGAAGTTTCACCAATTCAACAGCAATCCGCGCAAGTTTTGCTCAAATCGATGTTGTATTGCGTGGGCACAAATCCACTTGCGCAAAATCAAACCATGTCGGCATTGCGGTCGTCCTCTTTGCAAAAAAGCTGGAACAAAGAAGATATTTTGCAGCCGAAAGTGCTGGATTGCGTCCAAGGGAGCCTGGATAGAGATGGTATGCATCCAATGCAAGACCACGTTTCGTCGGATGCACAAGGAAATACAGCGAAAGGGGCACGTAGGAAAATATTGCAGCCGAAAGTGCTACTTGGCACAGAAGGCAAATCGGACAAAGAAGACATGTCCTATTTGCAAGAAGGGGTTTTCAGTTCCTACCTCCAATGCCAATCGTTATATGGCGTGTTCGAAAAAATGTGGAAGGCTAAGACGTCGAAAGGGAATGCCGCTAAAAACAATACGTCGCAAATGCCCAGGATGCAGCAAGGGTGTTGTACGTATTCCAACGCCAAGTCGGACAAAGATCAAGAAAGCGTGGTGCAGTATGCGATGTCTAGCGGCATGGCGAATCAAACAAAGAATAGATACTCCATGCGCTACATGCCACAAAATCATGACACATCCGCTGGGGCAACATCCGATTTTTTGTTCGACTGCATGTTATATGAAAAGCAGCACGCCTACACGCACAGAGCAAATGGCAGAGAATGTGTTGATATCAATGAACATCCCATATCAAAGAGAGGTCAGACTCAAGAATTATTCGTTAGATTTTCTGATAGACGGATGGCTCGCACTAGAGATGGATGGAGTCTTTTGGCACAGCAAGAGCAAGGAGAGGGATGCAAAAAAGAATATTGCGATAAAGAGTGCGGGGTACGAGTTATTGAGATACCAATGCAACAACGCCACACCGAGGGCCGCCGTATCACTTCGTCGCATATTGACCATGCGGTTAAACCGACGGCTACGAAGTTTATCGCAGTCGTTGCCAACGAAGCAATCGAAGAACCCGAATGGGCCTATGATATCGAAGTCGAGTGCGATCATACATACATCGCCAACGGTTTGATTGTCCACAATACAACTGCTTGTGAACTAGCCGATGGCGAGAAATTTATGATTAACGACCCGCGAGCCAAGCAGTTAATGCCTCCTCTTCACTGGAATTGCCGCACCGTACCAATTTTTTTGACTACCGACGATGAGCCGATAGACTGGTCGTCAGACGAAGAGCTAGATGCCGTGATAGACGCCATCCCAAAAGGGTTTAAGTAATGGGCCGATGGAAACGATTCGGAGGAAAATTCAGCACGAGGACAAGGTCAACGTAGCTTTGGCTAATCTAACTCGCATAGAGGAACTTATCGCTCTCAATAAGCTCAGGCGGACATACCCCCATATGGACACGTCGGCGACGGACAAGGAAATTGAGCGGCTGCTGAGAGAAGAGGCTAAAGGCGGGTAATAATCAATGATCAAGTTTTTCTTGCAGCTGCTGCTTTGCTGGGTCGTGTTGGCGGACAAGCCGCTGTACGTGGTCGACGGCGATACCTTTGACGTGCAGCTCCAGGTTTGGCACAACTTATCGATCAAGGAGCGCGTGCGCGTGTTGGGTATAGATACGCCGGAGCTGAAGGGCGCTAGCCGTGATAAGGCATTAGAGGCTAAGGCATTTACTCAAAAGTGGTTGGCCCAAGGACCGTTTAGTTTAGAGACCTGTCAGCGAGACGTCTTTGGCCGTATATTAGCCAAGGTTAGTCGGGGCAGCAGCGTGTTGGCTGAGGAGCTGCGCAGCGCTGGTCATGTTAAGTGATTTGTCGCCGTGTGGAGGGGGTTCCTACGGTTTCCTGCTCGTGTACCAGCAACAATGGCGTGCTTAGAGTCCCTGGGCACACGTAATAATGAGGAGAACAGGAAGCACTATACATACGGATTCGAGGCTCACTTGGGCACGGGCGGGAAAATTAACTCCCTTCTATGTCAGCTAAAAAGACGATGGTGTTTGAGATCACGTACGAGGTCGCTGAGAAGCTCTTAGAGGCCCACGGCACCTGTTATGGCGAGGGGCAGGCTGGAGTGCCTGAGGAGCTATTGGCGGCGATTAGGCAGGAGTACCCGGAGTTAGGCGAGAAGTATTCATGGCTGTATGATCAACAACGTAGGGGGAGGGTAGGGCAAGGTGAGTAAATTTATCGACTTAGGGACGGTGATGGGCAAGCTGGGCAGGCATCCTGGGCTGCTATCATATGAGCAGTCGCAGGCTCTGTTTAACTTTGTTTTAGAGCTAAAGCCGGGTGACGTTGTGGCGGAGTACGACCCTGACGGCGGCAGGAGTACGGTGATACTGGCGGCTGCGGCAGCCAATATTGGGGCCAAGCTATACGTGTTTACCGACTGGGAGATGGCTCCTCCACGGGCTGAGGTATATTTTGACCGGGCCGTTAAGACCCACCACCTAGGCGGGGTAGCTACCGTGCTGCCGTGGCAAGGGCAATTTGCGAATACTAACAACAGCGGGGAGTTGCCCGAGGAGGTAGCCTTGGCTGTAGTTAGGAAGCCCTTGGGAGTTTGGCGAGGCAATAGCCGGGGATTAAAGCCGCGCAAGGTGCTATTTTTAGGCGACCCGGCCACTAAGTTGGATGGTTGGGAACAAAAGCGGCAGGGGCGTGGCTGGGCCGTGTTAGAGCCGTTGCCGGTGGTTGCTGTGCCGTTACCTGCGGCGGCCGAGGAGGCCGATGAGTGTCAGCAATAACGGGGCGAGCTATCTGCTGTCCGACGACCAGCGTATCCGGGACTTGCTGAGGCAGTTTGAGGAGCTGATTGCTCGGTGTCCGGCTGACTTTCGGGGCTGGCAGACAGTTAGCACTACGCGCCGGACCGATTCGGTGCTAGTGGAGATAGTTTCGAGCTTTAAGCTGGACTTGTTAGAGCCTAAGTAAAGGCAGGTTAAAATAACTGTTTACTTTTTTTATTCGGTAGTGTATAAATAAGATTAGTTGTAGTTCGGGGGTGCGGAAACGTCCTCTGCCTGGGCGGGCAGAGTGGGAGCGGTGAAGGCCCCGAATAATCGGCTGCAGAGCTGTTTATTCGGGGCCTTTTTTATTATGCAAGACAAGAACTAGCTATGCCTGATTTACCCACGGTAAGCATAAACGGTCTTGAAGTGTTTTCGTCGGGGTCGTTTAACGGCGACAAATATTCCGAAGCCGATCTTGACTTGATGGTTGATGCCTTTGACAAGGTCGGGTTTCAGCCTACCATCAAAGCCGGTCACGCTGATGGCCAAGAGGACGCTAAGGCGGCGCGCAAGGTCTTTGGCGAACCATCTCTTGGTTATGTGTCTCGTCTTTATCGTAATGGCAAAAAGCTGATGGCCGATATCACCAGCGTGCCGCGCCGGTTTGCCGACTTGATTAAAGCCCGCAGCTTTAGCCGCGTGTCGTCAGAAATTTACTGGAACTACAAAAACGACTCTGATCATAAGACCTACCCTCGCGTGCTTAAAGCCGTAGCCTTCTTAGGCGCTGATATCCCCGCCATTACTTCCTTGAAAGAGATTGAAGCTCTCTTCAGCCGCAACGACGAAGGCAGCCTGTTTGCCTATGACGAGAACAAGAACGAGTTCCGCGTGTATGACGTTCAGGCGTATAAGGAAGAGGGCACGTTCGTCATCAAGCAGGAGGCCGAGGGCTATTGCGTTTACAACCCGCAAGGCGAAAAGGTCAAGGCTTGGCCCACGCTAGAAGCCGCGCAAAAATCGCTTGAAGGCTACAACTTCAAGGTTGAGGGAAAAGACGAGCCGCCTGCTGATAAGCCGCCGGAGACTTTTGCCGCCGTCACCGAGGTGCATATCTACACCATCGTGCAGCGGGGCGACCAGTGGTGCGTAACGACTGCCGATGGTTCTAAGACGCTCGGTTGTCACCCGTCCAAGGAAGAGGCCTTGAATCAATTAAGGGCCGTAGAGGCTAACAAGCACTCCAATTCTACCGACCTGCCCGTTCGCCTAGTGGCTAAGTTCTGCCAGAGCTGTGCTGAAAAAGCCAGAAGTTTATCAGTTACGGAGCTGCGGTTTGACTTAGACAAAGTTCCCCAAAAGGCCGTTCAGTGGCTGTTGGCCAAACGGTATTTAGACACCAGCGATCCCGGTATGTTCCGCAACTGCATGGACGACAATGAGATGGTAGACCGCTACCCCGAAGAGGAGACACGCGCTAAGGTATGCGCCTCGGTCCACCAAAAGGTCACCGGCGAGTGGCCCGGTGAGCACCGCAGCGAGCATAGTTCTAAAACCCCGCACAGGAGGTACCAGATGAGAATTACGCAAGACGGCATGGACTATTGCGTCGAGGACGACAATGGTCAAGTGGTGAAGAAGTTCCCCTCCAAGAAGGAGGCCGAGGACTACATGAACAGCATGAGTGGCGGTAGCCCAGCTGACGATCAGGGCAAGTCTTCTGGGTATAAGAGCAAGGAGCCCGATCGTCAATACAGAAAGGGGGGTCAAGGCATGACTCAAGAGGAATTTGACGAGCAGTTGAAAGCAAAGCTCGACGCGTTGAAGTCTGAGATGACACGCGAGTACGAGTACCGCATCCACAAGGCGCGGGAAGACGGCAGGGCGGAGGCTGAACGCGACAGCGACGCCCTCCGCGAGGAGGTCCGCAAGCTGCAAGCCGAAAAGCGGTCAGAGCGGATCGAGAGCTGGATCAAGCGGGTGAAGGCTGAGGGCAAGCTGGCCCCGGCGGAGGAGTCCAAGGTGCGGGCACTGCGCGAGTGGATTCCCGACAACGAGGGGTCGCTCAAGTACTTCACCCTAGCGGCAGGGGGAAAGACCAAGGAGCACACCGAGTCGCCCGCCGACATCTTCGAGTCGCTCTTCGAGCAGCGCACCAGCATGTTCAAGCTGCTGAGCAAGCCGGGCAGCGAGGGCGAGAGCTACGAGGAGACGGGTCAGGAGCTGGACGATCCGGGGCAGGAAGTCGACAGGCGGGCCAAGGTGTATCAGCAGGCGCAGCGCACCAAGGGCACCGACGTCAGTTACGGCACAGCGGTCAATCACGTGCTGAAGCAAGACCAGCAGCTGGCTAACAAGTACCACGAGTTGAGCCGGCACTAAGAGATAAAGGCTCTCAAAGGAGGTAAAATTTTATGGCTGAGAAAAGAGGCGGAGATTTTGGGGCGAGCTGGGTGGCTTCGGGCGACTTGAGCGGGTCTCAATTTCGGTTAGTGACCTTTGTCGGTAACGATTGCTACCTGCCGGGTTCAGGGGCGTTTTGCGCTGGGGTGTTGCAGAACAAGCCCAAAGACAACGAGCACGCGGCGGTTATCCACCAGGGGTTCAGCAAGCTGTTCCTTGGTACATCTTTAGGTGCTCAGCAAGAAGTGATGGCTGGTCCTAACGGCGGAGGGATATTAGCTTCGTCAGGTCAAATGGTGCATGCGATTACCTTGACGGCTGGCAACAGCGGTGAGATCATCGATGCCGAGGTCGTCAAGTACAGGAAGTACGCGTAAGGAGGTGTTTGGACTATGGACGGAATACTAGACAGCAACATTACCATCGGCCGAAGCGTCAAGCAGTACGCCGGGGCAACGGGGCGCGACCTCCATATCGACACCCCTTTGACAAACTTGACCATCGGGTACGAGCCGCAAGGGCTCATTGCTCCGATGATCTACCCCATCGTGCCGGTCGACAAAGAAACGAACAACTACTACATCTGGGCCAAGAACGAGACCCTGCGGCTGTTCGACAGCTACCGGGCGCGTGGCCGTGCGGCTAACCGCATCAACTTTGACGTCAGCTCCGACACCTACGCGGTGAAGAACTACGCCTTGGCGATTGATATTCCTCTTGAGGATATCGACAACGCTGACGCGCCGTTAGACATCCGGGGCAGCGGTGCCCGGCGGGTGACTAACGCCTTGAACCTGGCGTGGGAAGACCGGCTGGCCGTCACGTTGACGACCACGACCAACATGACGTCGTCAACGGCGTTGGCGTCGGCGTGGAACGACTTGACCAACAGCAACCCGGTAGACGACCTGTACGTGGGGCGCGATGCCATCCGCAAGGCGACGGGGTTTACCCCGAACGTGGGCGTGTTTGGTGACCATGCGTGGTCTCGTTTTAGCCGGCACCCTGATGTCATTGAATTCATCAGAGGTAAGGGTGACTCAACGGGTGGCGGCCCGGTGACCGAAGCCCAAGTGGCTACGGCTTTTGGCCTTGGCCGTGTACTGATCGGTAAGGGGCTGAAGAACACGGCGGGTGAAGGCTTGACTGGTGTCTATACCGACATCTGGTCGACGGCAGCGGTGTTGCTGTACGTGGCCCCGACCCCTGGCTTGATGGAGCCGTCACACGGTTACACTTTCCGCTGGACGCCGGCTGGGCTGCCTGGCCCGTTGGCCGTTGAACGATACGTGAACCAACGCGAGAAGACAGAATCGGTCGAGGTGCACATGTTCCAGGACGAGAAGGTGACCGGTACCGATTTGGGCTACCTCATCGTGGGGTGCTAGGCTTATGCATATCTTTACGCGAGAGCTAGAGACCACCCGCTTTAAGGCCGTACCGGGTATGCCGTTACCGGCTCGTCTAGACACGGCCTATGGGCGTAGGTTTTTGCGCGAGCAGTACGGAGATGACATCATCACGGAGCTGGACTACCGTCAACCGGAGAACTTTTTGAAGTTGATCAGCAAGGACTCCGACGTGCGCGACCAGTTCGCCAAGCTCAAGATGGTGGCTGACGCTCAGGCAAAGACCATACGCGACCTAGAGCGGGAGAACGAAGGCTTGAAGAAGCAGCTCCGCCGCCTGGCTCCGCAGGCGTAGGGCGAAGGGAGGTAGCTTCTAATGAGAATCAAAGAGCGGTTTGCCAGCGCGACCGTTAAGCAACTGACGGCGGGTAACGACAGTTATTTGTCGGGCATAGCGATCGTTGCGTCAGGCACAGTGGTAGCGTCGGTCGCCTGTACGGGATTAAATTCAGGCGACACCGTATTTACGCAGCCATATATGTACGCAGGTAACGTTTTCACTCAGTCGGCCTCGAAGTTCTTGAATACTGCGGTCATGTCAGTACGGGCCGGAGCATTTGAGATCGCAATGGTAGGCTCGGCGGCCCCAGCGGATACGCTGCCTGTGGCGTGGTTCGTGATCCGTCGTTAATTGCGGGCGACAGGGAGGGACTCTCAGATGCCAGGTTCCACTGTCTTAAAGGGTCAGGCCAGGACGGCCTACGTCTCGCAAAATCTTTATACGGTGCCAGGGTCTTGGAGCCTGGGGGCATTTCTAACGGGCAGAGCGGCTCGCTTTGCGGGCATACTGTCCGTCACCGGCTCCGTGACCTTTAACTACCGCATGGCTGCCAACAGCACGTCGGTGGGCAGCTCTACTTTTTGCGTGACGTCGAGCTTCGTGGTTAATAGCGGCATGTCTACTTTTGACGTGCTGAACTATGGCCACGCGGCGGAGTTCTTTTTCAGCGCCGCCAATAGCCAAATAGCCAATACTATTCTGGTTTATGGCGAGGGGATTCGTTGATGATGACAGCGCCTGGGTTAACGGCGCTAAAACTAGAGGGGTAGGGGAAGTACATGAAGCGTTATGAGTTGGATATTACCTTAGTATGCCTCGGCATGCCGATGAGCGCCGAGACGATCTCGTCGGGTCAGTCTCTCGGCGGTTCAGAAACGGCAGCTGCACAAGCCGCTGCGGCGCTGGCTAAGTTGGGTCATCGCGTCACTCTGTTCTGCAATACCGAAAAGCTCCAGACCGACAGTGGCGTCACTTATACGCCTATGGGCTGGGTGACGGGGATGGACGGTACTGCACAATTTCCGAAGGGTTTGTTTGACCACGCTCGCACCGCGCCTAGCGACGTGATGCTGGTGCAGCGGCAGCCCGTGTTGTTGCAATTCGATTATCCGAGCAAGGCTAATATCTTGTGGCAGCACGACCTGGCTACCCACACCGGACCGAGCCAGTTCGGCGCGGTGATTTGGAACATTGATAAGATACTGGTGCTCAGCCAGTTTATGAAGAAGCAGTACCAGTCGGTCCATGGCGGGGTTGATGCCTTATATCACGTTACGCGCAACGGGATCGACCTGGGCCTCATTGACAAGGTGCCTGCTCAGCAGCGTGATCGCTTTAAGCTGATGTTCACGGCTAGGCCCGAGCGCGGACTAGATATCTTGTTGACGCGAGTATGGCCAG